ATTCGCACTGGCAACGATTCTTTGACCGGCGAAGACCTGGGAGAAGCAATTCACGACCTAGATATTTTTGTTGGTAAACGCGCATGAGTCTGCTTGATCGGTTATTCGGCAAGGCCGTCAACCCAAACGCAACCCTAAACCGCACCTGGAGCCAAGCGCCACGCTCGGAAACAACCCGGCTTCCGCAGCTCTTTCACCAGTCCCCGCGCCTTGATCCGGTCGAACTGATCGCCTCAACCATTGCAGGCGCGCCAATGGAAATATTTGACCGCATCCAACTTAGGCGTGACCCGAAAGCTATTCCGGCAGCCGATCACCCTTTCTACGACCTCATGGACAACCCGACCCCAATGTTCCCCGAGCTGGATGAGTACGCTCTCAAATACATCACCGTGGTCTTGGTCGAGCTTCTGGGTGAGTGCTTTTGGATAAAGATCCGTGATGGCAGAAAAGTGGTCGAGCTTCTTCCCATGCCACCGGCCTGGTGTATCTTGACCCCGACCAGTGCCAACCCTCGATTCCTGTTTCAACCTTTCGGAACTACTGCCGGCAAAACGCTGCAAGTAGCACCAGAAGATGTGGTCTGGTTCAAGCAGCCAGACATTACCGACCCCTACGGAAGAGGCCGGGGAAGAACTGAAGCAGTCGGCGGGGAGCTTGACTCCGACGAGATGGCCGAGAAGTGGCAGAAAAACTATTTCTACAACGACGCAACCCCGCCATTCTGGGCCAACTTGCCCGGCGTACAGACCAGCGACCTTGAGCGGATGCGAGACTCTTGGAGCCAGCGCCTTGGCGGTTGGCTCAATGCCCGCAAACCAGCTTTTACCAATTCCGAAAACCTCCAGATCACCAAGCTCGCCGATTCAATGCGGGAGATGGACTTTGTTCAATCCCGCAAATGGATGCGCGACGTGTTCCTGCAGCACTACGCCATACCGCCGGAAATGTTCGGCATCCTTGAGTCTAGCAACCGATCGACCATTGACTCGGCCTATTACCTTTTTAGCAAGAACGTCGTTTCTAAACGCCTTGGCTTTTACGAGCGAGCTATTAATCGGCAGCTTGTTTCGGTCGACTTTGACAACCGGCTTGTGGTCAAGTTTAAGTTTCAGATCCCAGAAGACGAGCAGTTTACTTTGACCAAGGTTAACGAGGGCCTGGCTCGCGGCGCTTTAACACGAGCCGACTGGAAAAAGGCTATGGGTTACCCTGTTGAGGCCGGTGATGAAGTTTACTTGATTCCCTATTCTTTGGCCGAAGTTCCCAAGGGTGGCGTCAAGCCAACACCCGATCAACCCTCGGCAGTTCCGGCCCCCGCAGAATCAACCGAAACCGTTGAGCCTTTTGTTGAAGTAGCAGATACGGATCAACCGGCACCGGCTCCCGCCAAGTCGGCCACCATCGGAACCCCGCGCAAGCTTGAACACTGGAAGGCTGCGGACTCAAAAGCCACCCAAGGCGAAGGAATGTTCCGCTCAAGGATCAGAACCTACTCGGCCACCCAGCAGGCCAGACTCAACAAGGAACTTGCCAAGAACCCAGAAGCCTATCAGAAAGCACTTGATACCGCGTTCTCGGGTGCTGATGAGGCTTTGCTTCACGCTTTGGCCCCGGCTTGGCTGGCCTCAATGACCGACGGCGCCGAGCTTGGAAGAAACGTACTGTCAAAGAAAGTTGCTCCTTCATTTACGCTCTATAACAAAGAGTTCGACGCTTGGGTCAAATTGCACGGCCTCAAGAAAGCCAAAGAGATCAACGAAACCACGTATAACAATTTGCGAACCAAAATGGCCGAGCAAGTTGCCCTTGGAATTGGTGCAGGTGAAGGTGTCGGGGTTGGAATCAGCGGGCAACAGATTGCCCCCCTTTCTCAGCGAATGCTAGACGTTACCGCTGGAGTTTACGATGACATGAGCGGTTACCGAGCCACTATGATTGCCAGAACCGAAACCATGACAAGCGTTAACTTTGGGCAACAGGTTGTTTATGAGTCTGAAGGCGTGAAGCAAAAAGAATGGACGGCCACGCAAGACGAGCGCACCCGGCCAGACCATCTTGACGCCGACGCTCAGGTAGTTGCCATTGATGAAGCATTTACCGTTGGAGGCCAGCAGCTTGAATATCCCGGAGATCCCAGAGGCGACGCGGGCAACGTGATTAATTGCCGTTGCACCATCTTGCCGGTTATTGACGGTTAAGCAAAAAGAGAGGCATTATGCAAACCATGAACGCGACCAAGAACTTCTCTGTTACTTCCAAAGATTCCTCAACCAACTCGCGGATCATTCGCTTTGTCGGTTCCGACGAATCGGTCGACCGCGACGGCGACACTATTGCAGTCGACGGCTGGGACTTGGCAGCCTACACTAAAAACCCTGTTGTGCTTTACGGCCACGACCAGCGCGACCTTCCTATCGGTCGATCTGTGGTCACCATTGACCGGCGAGCCAAGCAGCTTCTCTTTGACGTAAAGTTTCCCACCATTGCCGAGCTTTCCAGCGACCCGGATCACCCTTCGGAACACGCTCTTAAAGTTGATGCCATCTACAACCTTGCCAAGGCCGGCATCCTCAACACGGTTTCGGTCGGCTTCCGTGGCATCGACTACGAAACCACTTCGACCGGCTACGCTTTCAAAAAGCAGGAATTGATGGAGGTTTCGCTGGTTCCTGTGCCTGCCAACCCCAACGCTATCGCCATCCTCCGTGCCGCCAGTTTCGGCGACGCGATCATTAAAGGAGTCACTACCATGACCGAAAAACTTACCGAAAAAGGCAACCGCCGACTGTCTATGGAATCAAAAGCCATGTTGGATATGCTACATTCTGACATGATGAAGGCCTGCACAACGCTGCGAGGTTTCATTGATATGGGCGAACCGGACACTTACATGGGCGACGGCATGGGCGATATGCCCGCCGACGACAAGACCGGAAACCCGGTTGTCGGCCAAGAGATCGGCTCGAACGTAAACGAGCAGCAACCAGCAAAGGATTTTATCGAGATCGTGGAGAAGAACTCCTAGATCGTCCTACAAAAAAAAGGAGGCACACAATGGGTGCTTTGACTATGGACGAGCTTGACGCAAAAATTGATAGCAAGCTCAACGAAAAGAAGTCGGCTCTGAGGGCCGAGTTCCAAGAAGTTTTTGACGCCTCACACGCTGAAGCGGTGAGCAAGGGTTACAAGGAAGAGCCAGCGGTCATCAAGCTTGGCAAACTGATCAACTTGTTTGGTCAGTCTGGCGGTTCGGTCGACAAGATGGCTTTCCTGAGCAAGAAAATGTACGGCGACGACAAAGAAATCGGCGGGTACGTTTCCAAGGCTCTTGAAGCCGGTGTTCCTTCCTCGGGCGGTTTCGGCATTCCCCAAGTTCTTTCGGCTCGCGTGATCGAAGCTCTTTACGCTCAGACTATCCTCGACAAGGCTGCCGTTACCCGCCTGCCGATGCCCAACGGAAACCTCCGCTTGGCTCGTATGGATACGAGCTCCACTGTCGGTTGGGTTGGCGAACTTCCCGCTGCCAGCACCACTCAGCCGGTTTATGGCGACGTAAACCTGTCTGCCAAAAAGCTGTTTGCTATCAGCGAAATCAGCAATTCGTTGATCCGCTACAACTCGGTTGGAATTGAAGGCTGGCTGGCCCGAGACCTCCAGAAGAAGTTCCGCTTGGCCCTCGACTACGCTGCGTTCTACGGCCCCGGCACCCAGTACTCACCCAACGGCCTGACCAACCTCGGCGTTCAGACCATTGGATCTTCCTCGACCGCGCTTGACCAGTTTGCTCCCCGCAACATGATTGCGCTCCTAAAGGCTGCCAACGTCCCCATGACCAACCCTCATTGGGCCATGTCGCCTCAGATGGAATCGTGGCTTATGAACTTGAAGACCACAACCGGCGCTTGGATCTTCTTGCAGGAAATGAGCGAGCGCGGAACCCTGGCTGGCTACCCTTACCATGTATCGACTCAGATCAGCTACACCGACACGACCGTCGACTACGGCGACCTGTGGCTCGGCGACTTTGACGAGTTTATGTGGGGAACCGGCTTGGACATGGAACTTCGCATGAGCCAGGATGCGGCCTTTGTTTCTTCGGGAACGACCTACTCCAGCT